CCGTTCAGGGCCCGGATGAGCACTGGGCAGCGCTCCCGGTCGATCAGCATCGCAGGGCCGCCGTCGCGCGAACCCAGGAGCCAGCTCTCAACCGCGTTGATGCGCTTGCTGGGGTCGTTGGTTGGTGCCGGGTAGGCGAGCAGCCCGTTGCGCTTGATGAGGTCGAACGAGGTCTCTTCGTAATGCGTCGAGCGCTGCTTGCCGGCCGGGTCGCCGACGATGTAGACGCTCTTGCCCAGATACCGGTCCTGCATCAGAGCGGGCTTGATGGCGCGCTGGAGCTGGAGCTCGAGACCGATGTCCTCGGCGATGATCTCCTCCAGGACCAGCAGCCGGCCGCGGTGATCGGGCTGACAAATGATGGCGCAGGGGTCGCGGCCGAAGTCGAGGCCCACCAGAAGCGGCCAGCCACTGACCGGGTTGAGCTCATCGACGACATGCCAGTGCTGTTTGAAGCTCTCGCGGAACACCGCCGAGCCCGACGGGTCATCACCGAACTGGGCGTGCACATAGCGCTTGCACCAGTCGGCGGAGTTCGACCGGATGAACCGCTCGTAGTATTTGCGCCCCTGGGCCCGGCGGACCTCGTCGTCAACGGGCAGCTTGAGCGTCTCTGGAGTCTGGGTCAGCCACTCGAGGTTCTCGGCGTCATCGGCCATGCCTGACGGCTGGATGAAAATCTGCCAGTCTGGTGGCGTGTTTACCTCCATGAAATTATGCCAGGAGGAGCCCTCGGAGGGCATGTTGGTGTCGGCGATGATACCGTGCCAGGTGCAGCCGCCCAGCGCCGCGTTGGGGTAACGGCCGCAGCGGCCGGCCAGTGGCGAGATTAGGCTGACGTTCATCTCGATACTCTCGCTCATCCAGGCCCCCGTAAGCTGCATACTGAGGAGGCGGGCCTGGTCCTCTGGGTTGTCGAGCGGGATCAAGATCCACTCCGAGTGCACATCGCCGAAGTCGACGTAGATCGTGTTGTCGGAAACCTTGTACTTGGCCACGCCCTCGAGCCAGCCGGTGATGTCCTTGAGCACCGTGTCCTTGAGTTGCTTGAGGGTCTGACGCACGATGGCGAAGCGGGTGTAGCGCTTGCCGTCCGGGGCGGGCTCCTGCTCCAGAGAGCGGCGGAACAGCTCGAACAGGCACGCCGTGGTCTTGCCCGAGCCGACGGGCCCGGCGATCAGGCGGCCGAAGCTCTCGGACTTCATGAAGGCGGCGCAAGTTTTCGGAGCGGTGTAGTTAATCGTGACCATTTTCGAGCTCATCCGTGATTTTCATGAGAGCGTGTTTCGCGCGCTCGAGGTGCCAGAGGGCGTCGGCGCCATCAGCGACCGACGATGCGAAATACTGCTTGCCGTCCTTGTCGAAGCCGCAGATCACCACCGCGTCGAGGTGGCCCCTCGCCTCTTCCAGCACTGAGTCGGCGTCGAGATCGTGCCGGGTAATGCCTGGGAACTTCACGATGTCAGCCATCAGTGCACCGTCACAGTCTTGAGGGCCTGAAGATCGACCGTGAACCAGCCATGGGCGTCATCACCGCACACGCACACGATGGCATCCGCCGGATTGCAGTCCTGACCCGTTGCATCAAACCAGTCCGTGACCGGGATCTGGCAGCCACAATCCATCAGGGCAACACGCTGCCCGCGATGAACCGCCATCACGTCTGGAGTCTTTTCCGGGCTCATTCTGCCTCTCCGTCGATTACCTGCGGGGTAACATCGCGCTCGATCCTGAGCTGCTGATCCGCCCCCAGGTTGATGGTCACGATCATCTTCTCACCGGCCAGAGCGCCCTCAACCGAGCCGCCGACCCCCGCGAATTTCGCGATTGTCTTCAGAACTTCGGTTTTCGCAGCCAGCGGTTCCTTTGGGTCATGAGCCCTGGCGAAGAACTCCGGCAGCGCCTCCTCGACGAAGGCCAGCGACTTTAGCTTGACTCGCTCAGGGGTATTAGTGGCGCTCTGCCACTCCTCCACAGCACCACGCAGGTAACCCCTAAACCTTGGATTTTGTTGGATTTCATCCCACTGGCCGTCAGTGACCTCATGGTGTTTCAGAATATCCTCGAGGGACTGGATGTCCATCGCAATCTCACGAGCCAATTTCAGCATCGTTACATCGTTACTACTTGATGTTTGCCCCGTCGTTACTGCCATCTATACTGCCCCCTCGAGCTTGAATAGTTGCTTTCCACCCCGGTTGTACTGTATTTATAGCTTGATCGTCGAGAGTCAGGACAAAGTTATGGCAGAAGCACTCGGCGCAGTTCTGCGCGTCGTCGGACCCAAGGAACTCGACGCGGCCATCAAGGCACGCGACGAGGAGATGGCGGCTGCACAGGATGCGGCAAATGCCCCGGACATGAGTCTGACCAGTCTCGCGAGTTACATCCGTGGCCAGTTCGACATGTACAAGCGCCACCGCAACAACGCGATGGCCGGCTGGTCGGACCGCCTGCTGAACGCGCTGCGGGTCTTCAACGGCCAGTACGATGCGAACAAGTTGAATGAGATCCGGCGCTTCGGGGGGTCCGAGGTTTATGCCCGGATCGTCGCCATGAAGTGCCGCGGCGCGTCATCGCTCTTGCGCGACGTCTACCTCTCGCCGGATCGCCCCTGGGGGCTGGATGCCAGCGACGACCCGAAAATCCCGCCGCAGATCATGCAGTCCGTCAACGAGCTCGTGCAGCTCGAGATGCAGTCCATGCAGCAGATGGGTCAGGCACCGGACATCGACACCATCCGCGAGCGCACCATGCAGCTCGTGGAAGCTGCGCGCCAAGCTGCCAAGAAGCGCGCCGAGCAGGGTGCCCGCATCGCCGAGGACAAGCTCGACGAGATCCTGAAGGAAGGCGGATTCTACAAGGCGCTGGCGGAGTTCATCACAGACCTGCCGCTCTTCCCCTTCGCAGCGATCAAGGGCCCTGTGGTTCGCATCCTGCCGGTGGTTACCTGGGAAGGTAACCAAGCCAGCATCAAGCAGACCCCCAAGCTCACCTGGACCCGCGTCTCGCCCTTCGACATCTGGTGGACGCCCGGCGTGTCCGACATCGAGGATGCCTCGGTCATTGAGCGCACCCGCCTCACCCGCGCCGATCTGAACGACCTGCTCGACCTGCCGGGCTATAACACCGAGGCCATTCGCTCGGTGCTCGACCTCTACGGTCGCGGCGGCCTGAACGACGATATTGACATCACGGACGCAGAGCGCGCCGTGCAGGAATCCCGCGAGAATCCGACGATGAACGAGTCGGGACTCATCAACTGCCTCGAGTTCACGGGCAACGTGCAGGGCCGGCTGCTGCTTGAAGCGGGCATGGACGAGAGCATGATCCCGGACGAGCTGCGCGATTACTTCGTGCAGGTATGGGTCATCGGGCCTTACATCATCAAGGTCCAGCTCGCGCCGTCGCCGCGCAAGCGCCACCCCTACTACATCACGAGCTTCGAGAAGGTGCCGGGCACACCGGTGGGCAACGGCCTGCCGGACATCCTGAACGACATCCAGGAAGCCGGGAACGCGACCCTGCGCGGTCTCATCAACAACCTCTCCATCGCCTCCGGGCCGCAGGTTGTCGTTCATGACGACCTTCTCAGCAACGACGAGGATGGCGAAGATCTGTACCCATGGAAGCGCTGGCATGTGAACCGCGACCCGATGGGCAGCTCGAGCTCGATCAAGCCCATCGACTTCTTCCAGCCGCAGTCCAATGCGCAGGAGCTGCTCGGGGTTTACAAGTCGTTCGTCGACATGGCCGACGAGCTCAGCGCCATTCCGAAGTACCTCTCCGGCGCGGGCGCTGGCGGCGGTGCAGGACGCACAGCCTCGGGCCTGGCGATGCTCATGGGCAACGCCTCGAAGATCCTCCAGACCGTGGCTGCCAACATCGACCGTGACGTCCTGGAGCCGCTCCTGAGCGCGCTGTTCGACATGGTCATGCTGACCGACGCGACGGGGATACTGAACGGGGACGAGAAGGTCCGCGTCTTGGGCGTCTCGGTGGCGGTCCAGAAGGAAACCCAGCGGGCCCGCCAGCTCGAGTGCCTCCAGACGACTGCGAACCCCATCGACGCACAGATCGTCGGGCCGCGCGGCCGCGCAGCGATCCTGCGCAACGTCGCCACCACCATCGGCATGAACGGCGAGGAGATCGTGCCCTCGGACGAGAAACTCGAGGCAATGGAAAAACAGGCCCAGATGGCAGCAATGGCGCAAGGAGTACCTGGCCACGGCGGTATGGGGAAACAAGCCGCCGAAGCTCAGGGGAACCAGCCTAGCCAGCTCAGCAAAGAGATGGGTCCGCGCACTCAGATTGCCGGAGGGGTTGGCTAATGCTGGGTAAGTACCGCCCGTTTCACGGCTACCTCAGCCTCCGCCAGCGTGTCGAAGGTTCCGACGCGCACGATGACGGCGTACCTGCCGCTCGGCGTCGGGTAAACGTGTTTCGGAAGCCCGGTCTTGTTCTTTACCCTTGTGTTCCGAAGGTTCTGCGCCCAGCTCGCAAGCCGCAGATTCTCGATGCGGTTATCCCGCTTGTCTTGGTTGATGTGGTCCACCCACATACCCTCGGGGATTGCTCCGTTGTGCCAAACCCAGATCAACCGGTGCAGGAGCGGACGGAAGCCAGCAAGGGACACTTTCCTGTACGGGCAGGTTTTGGAGCCATTGTCCCCTGCCACTTGGGTGCGCCTTCCGCGCACGCCTTTACCCCAGTGTTTCCAAAGCAACTCCCCGTTTCCGTAATCGAACATCTCACGAAGTTCTTCTTTGCTTGGGAGATCTCTCGTAGGTACTCTCATGTAATACTCCGTAATTGCATAATGTATATTACGACGAATACTTGGAGACATCAATGAAAAACTGCAAGCACTACCCCACCAAGGTGGTCTCGTCGAAAGGCGACAAGGGCAAATGAAATACGTCGTCAAGCAGACGCGCGGGCCGGGGATGAACCTCGGCCTCAAGAAGCCCCGCAAGAAAATTGCGGAGCCCAAGCCTTTCACGCCTTCGCGCGAGCAGAAAGCCGCGATGAAGGACAAACCCGTTTCCTACCTCCCCCCTGAAGGGAAGGCCGGAAAACTCCGCGCCCCGAAAGCCCCAAAGGCTCCCAAGGGCAAGGCTCCCTTCAAACTCTGAGGTTCAAAATGAAAACGACCAGTTCTGCGCCGAAGGGCAAAGAGAAGACCGAGAAAATGGGCATCGGCGCCAAGGGCGGCTCGGGCAAGATGTCGGGCCAAAACTATGCTGGCCCGCAGCAGCCAGGCCAGTCGGCTTCGATGGGTCAGAAGACCAACGGCTCGGTCAAAGGCGGCCGCACCGGCGTCATGGGCAAGCAGCACGGCGCTGCTCCGGCTGTCTCTGGTCAGGTCTCGTCCGGCGGGCGCGGTGGCGACAACACCTTCAAAGTCGTCGGCGGCAAGGCACATATGGCACCCTTCACCGGGTCGACCACTGCCAAGCCTCGCTAATCGTCATGGCGAGAAGCCCTGACTACAAGAAGATCGCTGGGCGGGGCACGGCTCCCTCCCTGGCTATTGCGCGCGAAATGGTAACCTCCTCCCAACCCGCGCGCACCGCCCAGCGGTCGATTACCGACTACGCCAAGAAGACCCCGGCCGATGCCTCCGGCAAAGGCCAGATTGGGTACAACCTGTTCTT